GGAGCAATCATGTACAAATCAGGACAACGCTCTGTCGTAGAGTGGATAGCCGAAAGGCTGGAGGAATAGATCATGGCACGACGAGGTGGCAGAAGAGGAAGCCGAGGACGCAGTAGCAGTCGTCGCAGTAGAGGAAGAACAGGTGGAGTTGGGTCTAGTAGATCTAAATCTAAATCAAATAAGAGTAAAAGTACTGGTGGTAGTAGAGGTCGCTCTAGTAATACTAGAGGCGGTCAATCAAAAGCTAACAGGAATCAAAATAAGAAAGCTAGACGTACTATAAAGAGTGTAAAGAAAGCTGCAAGTAGAGTAGCAAAAGGTATAGGTGCATCCTTTAAAGGTGCAGCAGCTAACGCAGCCAGTGCTGTAGCTAATTCTTCTTTGGCTAGTAAGTATAACAGGAAGACTCGTGACATGAGTAAGCTAACTCCTCAATCACGTAGAAGATACGAACGATTAGCACAGAAAACAGGGAGAGATTATAGTCAAAGAATACCTACCATGAGAATCAATCTGAGTGCTGACCGACTTGCACAGTTCGGAAAGTTTCAGGACTCTGGCTGGTACAAAGGGTTAACTAATAGGTTCCCCGGTATAAGAAAACTACAAATTAATAAACAACTCTACAGTAATCCTATGAAGAAGGGTTGGCATTCAAGCCAGCGTACAGGCAGAGGACAAGGTATTAAAGATATACCTATGAGGGATATGATGATGAGACCTGAAGATTATAAACGACAGGATGAAGCCGTACAAAGACAGTACGATTATGATCGAAAAGCATATGATGCTAGTCAAAGTGCAATGAGAGGTATAAGAAGATTACCTCGTGGAGTTCATGGTACGCCAGCACGACCATCACAACGACCAGCAATGGGACCACAACAAGATTGGTTAGGTAGTCTCTACAGTTCACATAATATAAGTGGTGGTAAACTTGACCAAGGAGCTAGAGATTACTGGTCTAATGAAGCTAAGACTAAAGGTAGAGATGCTGTAACACAAAGCATCATAGGTACTTCTAAAGCTGAAGGAACATACGGTGGTAGAAAGAAACCACAAAGTATAAGCACTGGCTCTAGACGTAGAGGTGGTGGTGGTATCTGGGGACTTGGTGTAGGTCTAGCTGGACGTGGTTTACGTGGACATGTAGATAGAAAAGGTTCAAGAAGAAATTTGGCTAAAACACTAGCAGCATCAACAGCTGCATTAGGATTACGAGGAGGGTAATTATGTTTGACGATCCATTAGATGATATTTATAGAAACCTGCTTGGCAGAGGTGTCAAGCAAGAAGGAAGAGACTACTGGGGAGGTCAATATGATTCTGCCATAGCTGGTGGTAAGAGTCATGAGGATGCTGTCTCTGGTATCAGAGGAGCTATCAAAGGTAGTGATGAGTACAAAGCTTTAGGATTAGGCGATGGGTTTGATCACATAGCTGATCCTTATGCTGCTCAACACAGAGTACAAGCTCGAAAATCTATAGCAAGAGGTGACGGTGTTAGAGCAGGTACTGTTGCTAGTTATAGTGACATGTTTAATACTGACGGTACTCAAAGATCTGACTGGGTAGATGAAGAGACATGGAACAGAAACAAAATTGCAGATCTACAGAATCAAGTAGCAGCAAAGCCTGAACAAGATGATAGATATGATGCGTTACTTGAGTCTTTCTCAGGTCTGCAAAGTACATTAGGTGGCTATCAAAATAGACTCAATGATCTACAGAAAGCATATGATCAACAAGGAGTTGACATGCAAAACCAGTGGAACAACATGATGTGGGATCAGAATAGACCACAGAATCTATCAGTGAGAGGAGTTAGAACTCAAAACGAACTACCCGGTTGGCGTCCTAAAACACAAGGAGCTGGTTTCTTTGGTAGAGGAGGTAGTGGAGCTGGTTTAACTACATCATCAATAAACATATAAAAAAATGACAGCAAAATCTAGGTATGATTATTTATCAAGTGATCGTTCCCAGTTTTTATCAGAAGCGAAAGACGCATCGGAACTAACCTTACCTTATCTAATTAGAGGACACGAAGAATACTCTAAAGGTATGAAGCAACTAAAGACTCCTTGGCAATCCGTTGGAGCCAAAGGAGTTGTTGCTTTAGCAAGTAAACTATCACTCAGTCTTGTACCACCCCAGACTAGTTTCTTTAAACTACAATTAGATGAGTCACAACTAGGAGAACAGTTCCCACCAGAAGTAAAATCAGAATTAGATTTATCATTTGCAAAAATAGAGAGGACCATCCTTGATGCTATCGCAGCATCAGATGATCGTGTAGTAATACACCAAGCATTACAGCACCTAGTTGTAGGTGGCAATGCTCTAATTTTCATGGGTAAAAATGGTCTGAAGTTATTTCCGTTGAATCGTTATGTGATAGAACGAGATGGTAACGGCGAAGTGATTGAAATAGTCACAAAAGAAAGGATCAATAAAAAGTTAATAGAGAATCAGTTACCTCCAGAGGTACTGTATGATGAACCAGATAGTTCAGTAGATGAAACTAAGTCTGATAAAGAAGAGTGTGATGTATACACTCATGTAACTAGAGACAACAATAGATTTGTATGGCATCAAGAAGTACTTGATAAGGAGTTACCACAAAGTAAAGGTAAGGCTCCTATTGAAACTACACCTTGGCTACCACTCAGATTTAATACAGTAGACGGAGAAGCTTATGGTAGAGGAAGAGTAGGTCAATTCATTGGGGATCTTAAGTCCCTTGAAGCACTCTCTCAGGCACTAGTAGAAGGCTCTGCAGCAGCTGCAAAAGTTGTTTTCGTTGTATCACCCTCAAGCACAACTAAACCTCAGACACTCGCTTCTGCAGGTAACGGAGCTATTGTACAAGGTAGGCCAGATGACATAGGTGTAGTACAAGTAGGTAAGACAGCTGACTTCCAGACTGCTTATCAGTTGATGGCTACATTAGAGAAGAGATTGAATGAAGCTTTCCTTATACTTAGTGTAAGAGATAGTGAGAGGACTACTGCTCAAGAAGTCCAGATGACTCAGTTGGAATTAGAACAACAACTTGGAGGACTCTTCGGGCTATTAACTGTAGAATTTCTTGTGCCATATCTAAACAGAAAGCTTAGTGTATTCCAGAAGACTGGAGAGATTCCTAAGATACCTAAAGGAATGGTTAAACCAACCATCGTTGCTGGTATTAATTCTCTTGGTCGTGGTCAGGATGTACAAGCATTAGGTAACTTCATGCAAACCCTTGCTCAAACAATGGGTCCAGAAGCTATCCAACAATACATCAACCCTGAAGAACTAATCAAAAGATTAGCTGCTGCTCAAGGTATTGATGTTCTGAATCTTGTTAAGAGTATGCAAGAAATTCAGCAAGAAAAACAGCAGGGTCAAGAACAAGCAATGCAGATGGAACAGATGAAGCAAGCCCCTAACATGGCTAAGGCTCCAATGCAAGATCCATCTAAGAACCCTGCACTAGCTGCAGAGTTAGAAGCACAAATCCCAGAAGATCAACAACAACCACCTGAAGAATAATGGCAGAAACATTAACATTTGAAAACACAACAGGACAAACTACTATGGAGAATCTCAATGCTGATGAGCAAGATTCTCTACAGGTAGGTGAAGCTATGGTAGAGGCTCAAGATGAGCTTCTAGCTGGCAAGTATAAAGATGCACAAGAATTAGAAAAAGCTTATGTCGAACTCCAAAAAAAACTTGGAAACAAAGGTGATGGAGATAGCACGGAAGCTAGGGACTCCGAAGATAGTGAAGAAGTGGAGTCAGAAGAAGGTTCTGAAAATGAAGACGAAGCTGACGTCGATACTTCAAAAGATGGAATCTTAGATGAATTATGGGACCAAGCTAATGGAGATGAGTATTCAAAAGAAACTCTAGAAGAATTATCTAAGATGGATGCAGTTGATATAGCTGATATGCATCTTAGATACCGTGAAAAAATGGAGCAGACTCAACCACAGATTACTGAACAACAAGTTTCAGAACTAAAAAATGTAGTTGGTGGTGAACAGCAATATGGTGAGATGCTACAATGGGCAAAGGATAGTTTGAATCCACAAGAGATACAGATGTTTGATGCAGTCATGGACAAAGGAGACCCACTTGCTGCTTTCTTTGCAGTACGTTCTTTAGCTTATAGATACGAAGATTCACTTGGAGTTGATGGTAAAATGGTAACAGGTACAGCTCCGAGAGGAGACGGAAGTCAGTTTCAAAGTCAAGCTGAAGTTGTAGAGGCTATGAGTGATCCTCGCTACGACAGAGATCCAGCTTTCAGACAGAAAATAATGAAGAAGCTCGAACGATCAGATATTAATTTCTAATTATGGCCTTACAAGGATGGGATAAAAACTATCGTGAAGAATTAAAGATACAACAGGAAGTTATCGAATCCTTGCAGCAGCAGTTAATGATAGCTGCTACTAAACCCGGTCAAAGTCCGGGTGATGATAGAACTAAGGAGCCTTATGATAAGGATTGGCCTCCCCCTGCACCCTTAGCTCCTAAATTAGCTGCTAATAATATAGTACCTACTAATGGTCCACTTGGACCTAACGATGATGACTATGGTGAAGGTGATGTTCCCGGTCATCCAGACTGGAAACTAGCTGGAGGACCACAGCTACCTAACTTCAAACCAATGGGTAGAGTTATCAAGGGTACAAGGAAGGGTGTATTATC